CTTCACCTGTACGCATCCATACCTTAAACGGATAGACATCACGAGGATCTTCGTCTTCCGACATAAGGTCAAGGTTTACTTCAATCTGAGGACCAGCAGAGATAGCAGCATTGTCCAGCATAGCTCTGAACGCGCTGTTAATCAGCTCCTGAACATCAGACATGATAGACGGAATACCTTCACCAAAGATAGAGGTTTCGTCTTTGTCATAATAGTAAAAGAAGTAAGGCCACTTAACGCCTTCCATAGGCATGAGAGACGCTTTAATAACGTGGTCACCAAGTACCCAAATGTTTGCAGCCAGTTCTACCTGACCTTGCATACGTTCAGGAATCTCAACACCTACCTGATTCAGATCATCAGCATCAACAAAACCCCAAAACTCAAACACTTCATACTTCTTAGAGTGAGCAGCATCAGCAACACCGCTGTCGATTACATCACCCATAGAGGTAAGTTGGTTCTCAAAGTCTTTCTTCTGATAATCACCTTCAGGATTCTCAGCAACATAAGTAGAGATTACATCTCCATT